TCGGGAAGATTTTCCCTGAAAATGGCTCGGCCAAACATTATTTGGACTAAACTGGATTAATATGGAGCAATCAACCGCGTTAGCTCGCACTCGGGACGAATCGACTTACCGGGGTGTGCCAAACCCTCGAATTCACACAAAACTCAATGATTTGCCCTCTTATGGCGAACAAATGATTAAATTTTGTGAAGAAATCGGTTATGAATTGCTACCTTGGCAACAATGGCTCGCTCATCACTCGCTCAAATACAAACCAGACGGCCGGTGGGCTCACCCAGTTGTTACCCTTCTTTGCGCTCGCCAACAGGGTAAATCAACGTTTATGGCGCTTCAAATCTTGTTTAGAATCTACGTTTTAAAAGAGAAATTACAAGTCCATACAGCTCACAAGCTCACAACCTCGGCCGAATTGTTTTATAAGATATATGGGATTATTGAACAGACTCCTAGATTGGCAGCTGAGTTCACAAAGAAGCTAGAGAGTAAGGGTTTTCAAGAGCTTCAGTTCACTGAGGGCCGTCGTTACATCGTAAGAGCTAATAACTCAGCTGGTCGCGGTATCGCTGCCCCTGAAACCATCCATTTAGACGAAGCTCGCGAATATAAAGACGAGGATGTCTGGTCAGCTCTTCGTTATACCCAAATGGCTAGCCCCAATCCTCAAATATGGGTTTATTCAAATGCCGGAGACCAGCACTCAATCGTTTTAAACAAATTAAGGGAACGAGCTTTAGCCGCCATTCACGGCGGTCCAGATGATATTGGCTGGTTCGAGTGGTCAGCGCCTAATGGATTAAAATTTGATAACTCACCGGACTTCTGGCTCGGTGTCTGCCAAGCTAATCCATCACTCGGTTATACAGTCCATCCAGACAATATCCGAGCAGTGCTGTCAGACCCGGAAGATATTGTTCGAACTGAAGTTTTATGTCAATGGGTCGATACCATCAACCCAGTTATCAATCCGTCTCAGTGGGAGAGTTGCAAAGTTGAGGGGCTTCGACTCAACCCTGAATCTGATACTTGGTTGGCGATTGACTTAAGTCCAGATAGGAAGCAAGCTGCGTTAGTGGCAAGCCAGAGACTTGAGGGCGATAGATTTCAAGTCATCTTGCTACAAACTTGGCACAATCCAAGCAATCTCGATGATAAAGCTTTGGCCAATGACTTGGCCGAGTGGGTCCGCAAATATCCGGTGCAACTTGTGGCCTATTCAGCGAGAACTGCTGCGGCTGTCGCGGCGCGATTAACGCCAGCCGGTATCCGGACCGAACCAATCGATGGACTCGACTATGCGCAAAGCTGCGATGAGTTACTGGGAGCAATCTCATCTCAGCGGTTAGCTCACTCGGGACAAGATGAGCTGACTAAACAATGCCTATCCGCTGTCAAATTGCCATTCGGTGACGGCGGATGGGTAATGGGTAGAAAAGTCTCAAATGCAATTATTTGTGGAGCCGTAGCATCAGCAATGGCGACACACTTCGCCACAAAAGCAAATGATGGCGTAGATATCGTTATTGTGTAGCACACAGGCTTTACAATTTAGGCCTAATGGGTGCAATCAGAGATTTCTTGTTTCCACAAGTTACCGCGCAACAACCGCAAAAAGTTAGCGACGTTACCGCCGCACTAACTCCGGTTCAAATCACCGATTCTGTTTATAACATTCTCGGCGGCGCAACAAATACAACTCGCCAATTGGCGATGAGCGTTCCTGCAGTTGCTAGAGCACGAAATATTATTTGCGGAACAATTGGCTCACTACCTCTCACAACATTCAACCGAATTACTGGCGAATATGTGGACCCACAACGCGTCATCAATCAACCAGACCCAAGAGTTGCTGGCTTCGTTATTTATAACTGGTTAGCCGAGGATATTTGGTTTTATGGTGCTGGTTATGGACAAGTTTTGGAAATGTATTCAACAACTGATGGCGGTCGCGTAAGAGCTTGGACAAGAATTAGTCCGGACCGCGTAACAGTTGATACAGATTTTCGTAATACAGAAATTATTGGATACAAAGTTGATGGAATGGCTGTACCGCTAACCGGTGTCGGTTCGCTTATTCGCTTTGATGGTCCAGATGAAGGATTTTTACACCGCGCTGGAAAAACTGTTGCAGCTGCAGTTTATTTGGAAAACGCGGCAGTCAATTATGCTAAAGAGCCTGTTCCGTCGATGGTGCTAAAATCTAACGGAACGAATCTAACTGCCGAGCGCATTTCGTCACTTCTAACAGCTTGGAAAACATCTCGGCAGTCTCGTTCAACAGCTTTTCTCAATGCTGACGTTGATGTTAAAGAAATTGGTTTTGACCCAAAGAGCTTACAGCTAACTGAAGCGCGTCAATATGTTGCACTTGAATTGGCAAGAGCAGCTGGAATCCCAGCATATTTCTTATCAGCCGAAACAACTTCAATGACATATTCAAATGCTGTTTCAGAGCGTCGCTCACTTGTTGATTTCTCTCTACGTCCGATTCTTAAAGCAATCGAAGAGAGATTATCGTTGCCGGATTTCGTTCCGAATCCAGTAATGGTTCGCTTTGACCTTGATGACTTCCTACGCGGTAACGCTTTGGAACGCGCTCAAGTTTATGAGATTCTAAATCGTATTGGCGCAATGAGCGTTGAGCAGATTCAGAGAGAGGAAGACCTAATCCCTAATGAGAATTAATATGCCAATGGTCGTTACTGCGGCCGATACAGTAAAGCGCACAATCAGCGGCACAATCGTCACTTGGAACGAGAAGGGCAACACTTCAGTTGGCCCAACTGTTTTCGCTGCTAACTCAATCGAAATGAAGCCAGTTAAGTTGCTTCTAGAGCACGACCGCACTCGTCCAATTGGAAAACTTATGTCACACGAAGTTACTAAAGATGGAATTGTGGCTACATTCAAAATCGCCAACACTATGGCCGGAGAAGACGCGTTGGTTGAGGCCACAGAAGGCTTGCGCGATGGTTTTAGCGTTGGCGCACAAATTAACGAATGGACCAACAACAAAGGCGTAATGCAAATTACTTCTGCAACTCTAGACGAAGTTTCGTTAGTAACTGACCCAGCAATTAACTCTGCTCGAGTGTCAGAAGTTGCAGCATCAGAAAACGAAGCGCCAAAAGAAGATTCTGAATCAGCAACCGCTGAAGCAGAGAAACCAACCGAAGGAGAACAAGTGTCAGACACTACCGCTCCTGCTCCTGCCGTAGAAGAAGCGGTAGAAGCAGCTAAAGTAGAAGCTGCGGCTCCAAAGCCAGCCTTCTACACAACCCCACGCCTTGAGTTCACAAAGGCAAAATATCTCGAGAATAGCGTTCGCGCTAAACTCGGTGATGATGCTGCTCGTCAATATGTTTTGGCTGCAGATGACACAACTAGCAACAACGCTGGTCTCATCCCAACTCGTCAATTGACAGAAATCATCAACCCACTTTCAAACGCAGACCGCCCAGCTGTTGATTCAGTATCACGCGGCGTTTTGCCAGATGCCGGAATGTCATTCGAGATTCCAAAGCTAACAGCTGTCCCAACAGTTGGAGAAGAAGCTGAAGCTGCAGCAATCGATGAGACAGGAATGACAAACGAATTCCTATCCGTTTCAGTTAAGAAGTACGCTGGCGGACAGACATTCTCAGTTGAATTGCTAGACCGCTCATCCCCAGCATTTTTCGAAGAGCTAGTACGTCAGATGGAATTTGCTTATGCAAAGGCTACTGATGTTGCTGTAATCGCTGGCCTAGTTGCTGGCGGAACAGATGGCGGAAACCGCACTCTCGACGCAGCTGGATTCCTTGATTTCGTATCAGATGCATCTGTATCTGTTTATAAGAATACTCTTGGAACTGCAACCAACATCCTTGTTTCTCCAGAGCAATGGGGCAACATTATGAACCTTGCTGACGCTGGCCGTCCGATTTATCAGAATCTAATCGGAAACAGCAACCAAGGTGGAAACCTATCCGGACAATCAGTACGCGGAAACGTTTTGGGTCTAGACCTACGCGTTGCTCGCAACCTAGCTGTATCTGCTCCAACCGGTGATAACTCAATCATCATCTTGAATCCAGATGCTTACACTTGGTACGAGTCATCTCGCTTCCGCCTACAAACAAACGTAGCTCTAAACGGCCAGATTGAAGTGGCTTACTACGGCTACGGCGCACTTGCAACAAAGGTTGCAGCTGGCGCTTATAAGTGGATGGTTGCTTAGTAATACTAAAAAAGTGACGGCCAGTCCGCTCCCGAGCTGGCCTGTCACCCTCTAGAACGAAAGGACGGCGAGATGCCAACAATAGTTACAGCTTCAGAGCTAAGAACGATTCTTGGCGTCTCGTCTGCCCTGTATTCAGATGCTTACTTGGATGATATTTGCAATGCGTCGGAAAATCTAGTCCTGCCAATGCTTGTTACATTCCAAAGCAAAATCAACAAAGTTAGATTAGAAAATAACGTTGCATATTTCCACACCGCAACAATTCACGAATTCACCGAGGGTCAATCCGTAATTATTACCGGATGTGGCGCTCCATTTAATGGCACTCACACAGTTTCAGACGATTTGATTGGCCCTTATGTATTTACCGCCGCCATCACAAATGCAGACGTATTGGAAACAAACATTATCCCAGCCGGAAATGCTGCGCTCTCTGGATTATCGACCTACGTCGGAAATTCCAATGTTGAAGCTGCAGTTTTGGCAATCGCTGTCGAAATCTTTCAGGCTCGTACAGCCGCCGGCGGAGCGATAGAAGGCGTTGATTTCAGCGTTACCCCATATCGTTTATCAAAGAATTTATTTGCTAAAGTCACCGGCCTTCTTGGACCTTATCTCGATGTTGAAACAATGGTGGGATAGTGCCATCATCAATTTCAAGCGATGTTAGAGGAGCAATTAAGACGGCTCTAGCTGGCGTTACCGCCAATGTCTATGACCACGTTCCAGAAGCTCCAATAGTTCCAGCGGTTGCAATAGTCCCGGATTCACCCTATATGGAATTAGAATTGATTGGTAAAAATCTAACTCACGTCAAACTCAATTACACCATCACCGCTTGTGTCGCTTATTTTTCTAATTCAGCTTCTTTAGACAATCTAGAGAAATTAATAATCAGTATTCTTGGGGCTTTATCGGCTTCCAAGTATGAATTATCGAATGTTGAAAAACCTTCGGTGATGACAGTTGGCACGACTAATTTATTGTGTGCAGACATCCGCTTGAGCGTCCGCTACGAGCAAACAAACTAAGGAGAAACAATGGCAACGACAGTTATCACTGGCCGCGATGTCACTTTCACGTTGGACTCTTCGTCCTACGATGCTCAGGCGACTTCAGCGACTCTTTCAGCCGAGACCATTATTGAGACATACCAAACTCTTGATGGCCGCGCTTACAAGTCAGTAGATAAGCAATGGACCTTCACAATTGAATTGCTACAGGATTGGGGAGCTACCGGCTCACTATTCGAAGCAATGTGGGCTGATGCAGAATCAGCTCCAAACACAACTTTGGCTGTTAGCTTCACCGCTGCAACCGGAGCTGTTTTCTCTTTCAACGTACTTCCAGTATTTCCAAGCGCCGGTGGAGCAGCTCCAGGAGCTCTAACTGATACTTGGACAATGACAGTCGTTGGAACCCCAACAGAAACATTTAACTAAGAAATCGGAGCAATCGGGAGATGAAATTACCAATCACAATTGAATATAACGACGGCGAAGTTGCAACATATTACGCAGCTCCGCCAGAGTGGGCTAAGTGGGAGAAGAGCACCGGTAAAGTGGTTTCAAAGCTAGATGATGGCGTTGGAATGTACGACCTGCTCTTCCTCGCTTACCACGCTCACAAAAGAGAATTAGCTGGGAAGCCAATTAAATCTTTTGAAGTGTGGATGGAAACAGTCGCCGATGTGACGGCTGGTGAAAACGACCCAAAAGCCACAAACGCGGAAGTCTAGGCCGGTTAATTGTGGAGCTAGCGATAGCGACACAAATTCCAATGCAATACTGGACAGAAGCGGAAGATATACTCACAGCACTAGAGATTTTGGAGAAAAGAAGCGGTGGCCGGTGAAGTCGAATTTAGTCCCTATAGCAAGCGCGAGCTTGCTTCTCTGGCTAAGACTTTTACAGTTATGGGCGATGAAGCTGTTGAAGGCGCTCGTAAAGTCTCGTACGATATTGCCACACTTGCTCAAGACAAAATCAAAGCTGCCGGATATTCTCGAACAAAATCGGCCGGAGCAGTTAGACGAGTTGTTGATGGCTCAACAGTCTCTCGTAGTTCAAAGACAGGGCGTCTATCTTTCGGTTTCGCTGGTCAGCGTCTTTCAGGTGGCGGAACCACTCAACAATTATGGGGTGGCTTGGAATTCGGTTCCGACAAATTCAAGCAATTCCCTTCTTGGTCTGGTCGATTTGGAGCCGGCTCAAGGGGCTGGTTTATATACCCAACCCTTCGCCAAATTCAGCCTGAATTGACTCTTATGTGGATGAAGCAAGTCAATGAAGTCATAAAGAACTGGAAGAACTAAATGGCACAAGATTACAGAACATTAAAACTTGAGGTTCTCGCCGAGACGAAGCAATTCGTCAAAGGGATGTCAGATGCCAATAAGGAAACTCTTTCATTCGGCGATAAATTAGGCGATTTTGCAAAAAAGGCCGGAGTTGCTCTAGCTGCAGTCGGCGCAGCTGCCGGCGCAATGGCAATTAAAATCGGTAAAGAAGCCGTAGCTGCCGCATCAGATTTAGCTGAATCAACTTCCAAAGTCGGAGTCATTTTTGAAGATGCCGCTGGAGAAATTACAAAATTCGCCAAAACTGCAGCTGAAAGTCTTGGTCAAACTAGAATCCAAGCTCAAAACGCCGCCAGCACTTTTGCAACATTTGGCAAAGCGGCTGGTTTAACCGGCAAAGACCTTGCTGGTTTTTCAACTCAATTTGTAACTCTTGCATCTGATTTAGCCTCATTTAACAACACTTCGGTGGACCAAGCCATTAATGCTTTAGGAGCAGCTTTACGAGGTGAATCTGAACCAATCCGAGCCTATGGCGTTTTGCTTAATGATGCGACTCTTAAAGCTCAAGCAATGGAAATGGGATTATATAAAGGTAAGGGCGCGCTTGATGCTCAAGCCAAAGTCTTGGCAGCCCATCAAGTAATTTTGAATCAAACAAAAGATGCTCAAGGAGATTTTGCTCGAACAGCTGACGGAATGGCTAACAGCCAAAGAATCTTGACAGCCAGATTAGAAGAGGCAAAAGTGACTTTGGGTGAAGCGCTATTGCCAGTGGTTTTAAATGTTGTTAATTTTTTCAATGACAAATTCTTGCCGGTTATTGAAGGTGCCGCTGGAGCATTTTCTAACGAAGAAGGTAGCGGATTAATTGATAGAGTGAAGGACCTAGTCACTCAAGTTCAAGATTTTTTAAATCCAATTATCGAAGCTGCTCGAGGAGCATTTGAAAAAGTTTCAGAAGCACTTCAAACAAACAGCGGAAACTTCAAATCAGTATTAGACGCAATTAAAGTCATTTATGATTTTTTCCAAACCTACTTCGTTCCGTTGCTAAAAAATGGCGTAGTCAATGCAATCAGCGGAATTGGTACTGCATTCTCAACTGCCATTAAAGTAATCGCTCCAGTAATCGGAACTATTGCCGATTTAATTGGCGGAATCATTTCTCTTGTGGATAAAGCAATCAAGGCAATTCTCGGCTTGGTTAATACAGTAATAAATGGAATAAACAAAGCTATCGAAGCTTATAACAAGATTCCTGGGCTGCCTAATATCGGAACCATTCCGAACGTAAAAACGGGTAGCGGTATTAGTGGGTCAAATATCGTCAATTCAGCTTCTTTGCCAAGTGGCTTTACAACAGATGCCGGAGCTAAAATATCTGCAGCGATTAACGCGGCCGTATCACCGGACGGAGCGACTATTGCGAATTCTGGTTCCGTAACTGGTGGAACCAAGACAAAAGATGGAAAACAGATAACCGATATAACTGAAGAAATTGATGCGGAAATAAGAAAACAAGAAGAAATTAAAAAAGCTATGGAAGCTACCAATCAACAACTTGTTTCGGTTATGGCTGCCAGAGCTGCAGCTGGTCAAATCACAGCTGCTCCAGTTTCCATCTATGTTCAGTCGCCTAGCATTATTGATGAAGAAGGATTTAGCCGAGCAGTAGTCGGAGCTTTCAATAGCGTCTTAGACCGAACCGGTGGCGGTGGCGGTGCTATCAGAGGAACTCAACAGGCGCTATGACACTTTGGAATCCTGTTTATCGCGTTCAAGTTAATGGGGACGTTCGGACGTCAGCGACCCTCAGCGGTCTAACAATTACTTCGGGCCGAACTGATATTTATTCTCAAGCTTTGGCCGGCTATTGCAATCTGACGCTTATTGAAACAAACGAGTCTTCAGTACCTTATGACGTCAATACTCCAGTATCAATCGAGGTTCAAGATTCAAACGGCGACTATGTACCAATTTTTGGCGGTTTTATTACTGATATATCAATAACAGTCCAGACAAGCGGCTCAACAGCTACGAGTCAAAAAATTAACATTATTGCCGTTGGCGCGCTGGCTCGCCTAAATCGAACTGTCTATATAGGCAATTTCAATCATCAATTTGATGGTGACAGAATTTATGAATTGTTAAATGGAATTTTGTTTAATACTTGGGACCAAGTCCCGGCAGCGACAAGCTGGTCAAATTATGATGCAACAACCATTTGGTCTGATGCGGAAAACTCTGGTTTAGGTGATATAGACAGACCCGGTGATTATGAACTTCACAGCGAGTCAGGTGTTAATGAGACTTATTACAGCCTCGCCTCTCGCTTTGCCACTTCAGCTCTTGGATATCTTTATGAAGATGCCCAAGGGAGGATTGGTTATGCTGATTCAACGCATCGCTCGCAATATCTTTCAACGAATGGATATGTCGATTTAGACGGAAATCACGCAATTGGTCCCGGCTTATCCATAACTAAAAAAGCTGGAGACGTCAAAAATGATGTGACGATTTCGTATGGAACCAGTGGCGCGGAGGTATCAGCCAGCGACCCTGCGTCAATTAATCTTTATGGAACTTTAGCTAGCACAATAAGCACAACCCTTCGCAATCAGGGCGACGCTCAAGCCCA